TGAATTTAATACTTCGTCTACACCATAGAGTCCATCAAGACTAGCGTAGTGTGTAACAAGACGTGGTTCTTGTTGTGAGTAATCAAAGCAACCCCACTTACAACCCTCTTCTGGAATAAACAAAGACCTGATCCGTGGTCCAAGCTCCTTGTTCCGTGCTGGTATCTGTTGTAAGTTTGGATTGTTATAACTAAATCTACCGGTTACTGTACCACCAGTATCAGATCTAATTTGATTTATCTCTGCATGTATTCTACCTTTATATTGATGTTTTAGTATGGTATCAATAAATGTAGTATGAGATTTATTTATCTCTCTAGCACGAGCTATCTGTTTTACCAAAGGATGTGGATGGTTCTGCAGGAAGTTTTTAGTAAATGATGGAGAATGTGTTTTTGCGGTTAAGTCATATGGTAGGTTCAATTTTTGAAAGACTTTCTCAATTGAACGTGCAGCCCATATTTGAACATCTACTTGTGTGGCTTTTTTTACTTCTTGTAAGCATTCTTTTTCTTCTTCAATTAATTGTTGTTTTAAGTTGTGAGCAGCTTCTACGTCTACTCGCACTCCTAAAAAACGCATATCGACGAGGCAAGGAAAAAGTTCAGTCTCTAATTTAAATATATCTTCAACATCCTCATGATACATTTGTTTTTTCATTTCTTGCCAGAGTTTTAAAGTTAGATTTGCATCTTGTTCGGCATACTCACCCACATACATTGCAGGTAATTTGTACATTTCTGATTTAGCATCTACACCCCAAAGCTCTGCTGTTTCTTTTAATACAGCCTCATTTTTGCCTACTCCAAGGTAATCCCGACCCATAGAGCCTAAATCGTATCGAAAGCGATTCTCGTCCACGAGAGAGCCAGCAATCATGGTATCTACGATAGGTCCATTAATTTTAAGTCCTGCAGCTTTAATAAAACATACGTCATACATGGCGTTGTGAAATATCTTTGTTGCTGGTGTGTTTAATACATCTTGAAACCACTTTAGAACCATTCTAACATCCATATTACCACCACCTTCGTGTGCGATAGGATAATATCCAGACCAACCTTCAACAGCTACAGCTATTCCAACTATTGTACTTCTGCCTGTGATAGAGCCTGAACCCATAGTTTTAAGATCTGGATCTTTGGTTTCCAAGTCAATTGCAATCTCATCGTATTTTAAAAGATTAGGAAAATCTTGAGGAGGTAGCCACTCAGTCTGTGGTTTAAATATCTGTTTCATAATCCCTCTCTATTATCATCTCTATAAAATGTATCGCTTTCAATAAGTCCTGTTTCTTCCCTTTATCACGGTGTCTTATTATATATTTTATAGCACACCCTTCCGGATATAACAACTCATTCTCAACAACAAACTTGCTGGGTTGAATTTTATATTTTTGATAGTGTGATCCTCCGTGTTGCTTGTCCCATACTTTAGATGTCATATGCTTTTTTCCTTTGTGGTTCGATTATAAATAAATTGTTTTCTGTTCTTGTACATGCAACATAAAATAATCTATGTGTATCGTCTGGATTTTTTTCATAATCAATGAACGCTGCATTTGACAAGTCTGTTGTTACAACTACATTTTCTCTTTCATTACCTTTTACGCCATGTATTGTAGAGACACTTATTCTTGGGTCTCTAGTTAAATCTTCTCCTGTTTTCATTAGTTTTGTTATTTTTTTTATATCCTCGTCACCTAATTCATCTAATGCTTCTTTCCAATCTGCCTCTGTCTGTAAACCATATTTTTCTTTCAAATCATCAATGCTATAGAATTGATCTTTAACCATAGCCTTAAATAATTTTTTGTCCCAATTTTTGTTCATTTTATTAAATATTTTTTTACAATCGTTAAAATGCATTGGTATGCCAGTCTTTAATTCATTCCATTTTTGTATAATCTCGTATATGTTTTTAACTCTTGGTGTCGCTTTTCTTCTTTGCCAATACAATCCTTTTTCATCTAGCACATCACCTATGTCACTTAACATATAGTTTGCTGTAGCTAACACTAACCACTTACCCTCTGTAAAATCTATTTCATGTAAACTTTGACAACGTTTTACAGATCCCTCTTTTTCTTTTGGATAATATTTTTTATCTACTCTGTTCTTAACTTTGCTAATGATTTTATTTGCAATTTCAAAAGGTCTTTGTGGCACCCTATGTGATTGTTCTAATATCTCTCTTGTCCCTTCTAAATTTATAAAAGTATTCACGTGTGCACCATTCCATTTGTAAATACCCTGGTCGTCGTCTCCTGCAATAAAAGAATCTGTAGAGGATTCTTCTATTCTTCTTACTAGCTTCCATTGTATTAAACTTAAATCTTGTGCTTCATCTACAAACATGACTCTTAATTTTGGTGTATCACCACCTTGTAAAAATTTTTCTATCATATCTGGAAAATCCACCAGACCATTTTCTTTTTTATAATTTTGTAATTCTTCTGATATAATTTTTAATTTATTTAATGACACCTGTTGATTGTCTGTAAGATGATAATATTTTACAGGATCTATTTCTTTTGATCGTGCTATATTTATTAATTGTATGTACGGATTCTTAGAGTAGAATACACTGTCATGATCTTCATCTTGTTGTGTTCCTTCTATTTCTAATCCCATCTTCTCTCCTAATTCTTTGTAGTGTTTTTCTTTCATAACTTGATCTTTACTTAAACCAAGTTGATTAAAACAAAATGAATGTAGTGTTTGAAAGTATGGAAGATCATCTAACAAAGATAATCTAAATTTAATTGCAGCTCTCTCTTTACCTTCTATGGCAGCATTTTTACTAAATGTAAAATATCCAATCTTATCAGGCTCGGTTGTTTCAAGAAATTTTTCTATGTGTTGCAATAGAGTGTGTGTTTTACCTGTACCTGGTGGTCCATATATTATTGTTCTCATTAATAATTATCTTTCTTAAATTGTTTTGGTTTATATGTTTCTTCTTTTTTATCAAATCTAGTTACAACAAATACAGACAATTTGTGTTTGCCTACACGTTTAGTTGTGCAGTTTAAATTGTCTTTTAACATCTGTGATGTTCTTTGATACGGCACTTTCCAATGTTTTCTTGATAGATAGTTGTGAAAGAAATTATCAAATACAAAATGATGATAGCCCTCTTTAGTGTATGTGCCACCATTTTTTAAATCTTCGTAGTCATCTTTTTGTATTCTATTTACACAATAATCTTCAAGATAGTTTCGTAATATATCTTTTGTACCCGTGCCTTCTGCAGGTTCTGTTACTTCTGCATTCTCTAATAATATGTTTGTAAGTTTTTTCCAATCGTTTGTCTTTAGTGTTGGTGGATTAAATCGTAATTGTTTAACACATTCTTCTTGAAATAAACTTTGGTTTGTTAAATGTTTTGCAGAGTCAAGATACAATCTATCACCATCTACGTT